AGATAACACTACTTGGACCGCTTCTGCTAGAAATACAGCAGGTAGCTTACAAATAGCTACAGGTGGTCAGGCAAATTTTGCTTATAGATTTGGCAGGGACATAATTATTTTTACTGATATAGGTATAAACAAACTTTATTATGTAGGAAGTCCATTTGTTTATGGTATTGAAGATGCAGGTATAAATTGCAAAGCAATAAGTCCTAGATGTATTGTTTCTTCTGGTGGTTTTTTATCTTGGATTAGTGAAAATTCATTTTTTACATACAATGGTCAGCTTAGAGAATTAAAATCAGATGTGCATGATTTTATATTTGACAATATGCAAAGCAATACGCAACAAGCTACTTTCGGCGCTCACAATATAGATTTTAATGAGATTTGGTGGTTTTTTCCTGTTGGAGAAGTAACTCAGCTATCTCCAAATAGATATATAATTTGGAATTATTTAGACAATGTTTGGAGTATAGGAGAGCTAGACAGAGGATCTTGGATAGATCAAGGTGTATTTAAAAATCCTTTGGCTACTGATAGCGGTGGATTTATTTATGAACATGATAATAGACCTTTATTTAATTCTCCAGGATTAGGTTCAAGAAAACCTTTTTGCAAAACAGGTCCTTTAGAAATAGGATCTGGAGATAAAGTAGCTCAAATAAATCAGATATTATCAGACGAAGAAACAACAAATTTACCGGCAATAACTTTAAGTTTTACAGGTCGTTTTAATCCATTAGGAGCTGAAACTGATTTTGGCAGTTTTAGTTTTAATCCTAGCGGTTATACAGACGCTAGATTTTCAGCTAGACAGGTACAAATGAAAATAGAAGGAGATGTAACTCAAGATTTTCAAGTTGGAAAAATTAGACTAGATGTAAAAGCTAGAGGTCGAAGATGATATTACCTGCTAGTAAAAATCAATACATACAAAATGTAACAAATGCAAAATTAGATGTTTCTGGCACAGGATCGTTAGAAACAATATACACAGCTCCAGGTACTACTGAATTTGATTTTGCTGTTATAGAGTCTATTTTAGTAGGAGATGATAATGGTCAAGCAACGACTATAGACCTTGTAGTAACTACCGGATCTTCTAATCATTTTTTATTTAAACAAAAAAATATATCGGCAAATGGTACTGTAGAATTATTAACTAGAGATCTTGTTTTAAAATCAGCACAATCACTAAAAATACAAGTAAGCCACGCAAATATTAATGTTTTTGTTAGTTTAGTGGAGTATGGAAAAGGAGATTAAAAAAGAAGAATGGGAAGTATATTGGGATCATTGTAAGCCAATTTTAGAACCTGCCGTTGCATATCAACAAGCATACACTATAGATGATGTAGAAGATAAAATAAGGCATGGATATTTTCATTTATGGCCTGGAAAAAACTCTGCTATGGTCGCAGAATTAATTAATTTTCCACAAGAAAGAGTATATAACTTGCTTTTTGCAAGTGGTAAATTTGATGAAATAGAAGGTATAATAGAACAAATAGAGGTTTTTGCTAAAACTATAGGTTGCACAAAACTTATGGGTGGTGGCAGACCAGGTTGGAAAAGAAAAATAAAGCATTTAGGTTTTGAACCAGAAACTTTTTTAGTAAAAAAATTATGAGTTTTAGCAAAGGAAAGCAAACAGAAACAAGAGATGTTCCAGAATATCTTGATGAAGTATTTAAGCAATCAGCAGATATAGCTAAAGGCGGAGCCGCTAATCTAGGTCCTGTTTTTTCTGGAAATAGAGTTGCAGGATTAACACCAGACGAAATAGAAGCAGAAGCAGAAGCTAGAAGACTTTTTGGTACTTCTATGGCTTATGATCCAAGAACTAATTTAATGGAAATGATTGGTTTAGATGCTCCTGCTTACAATCCGGCTTCTTTATTAGACGGAAACATGACTGCTTATGAAAACAGATTTACTAATCCGCTTATTAATACCATTGTTGATGATTTTGACAGAATGAGAGATATGCGTACTCAAAAACTTCAAGATGATGCAATAAAAATGGGAGCTTTTGGTGGAGATAGATCAGCTATTTTTGAACAAGAAGGCACTAGGGCCTTAGATGAAGAAATGCTTAAAACAGTAGCAGGAATAAGAGAGTCTGCTTTTGATAGAGCTATGGACAGATTAGAAGCAGATACAGATAGAATAGACACTTCCAGAAGAATTGGAGCTGATCTTTATGCTCAAGATTTAAATAGGAAATCTGGTTTATTAAATAATTTACTAGCAGATCAATACAATATGTTCAGTTTATTTGGAGATATGGGAGAAAGAAGGAGAGGTTTAGACCAAGCTCTATTAAATGCTGAAATGGATAGATTTGATGAAGAAAGAAATCTGCCATTAGAAAGACTGCAAATTTTAAATGCAGGTGTAGGCAATATAGATACAGGAAATGTTATTGGCAGAACTACTAGAACCAAACAATCAAAAATTGACATAGGGGATATTGGAAAACTTTTAGCTGGAATAGGAGCTTTACCTACATGATAG